GTGGATTTCTCCAACCACGATGCCTTTAAGCAGCTTGCGATTGACTGGCGTGGGTACTACGCGACCGACACCATGTCCCGCAAGCAGCAGGAAATGAACAAGGGTGATGAAGCCCTCATCAACCTGTTCCAAACCAAGTCCAACCGACTTCAGAAAGCGATCACCGATACGTTCTCGGCAGAGCTTTACAAGGACGGGGAAGCAGCAGGCCGCGAGTCTGCAATCCACGGCCTCGAAACTTTTCTGGCCGGTTCGGCCACCGCCGCCGATAAGGTCGCCCGACCGAACGATAGCTACGGCTTGACCGCACTATCCACGGTTCCCGGTGCGGCTGGTGGTGCGTGGTCGAGCGGCCTTGCGACTCCCAACAATGCCGCCATCGGGACCGACTGGCCCGATGGGCAGGGAGATTCCGAGTACGATTACCTCTCACCAAAGTTGGTGAACTGGAGTAGCACCAACTGGGGAACAAGCTCGACCGCATGGGAAGACAACGCTTGGCGCGTGGTTTCTCAGACGATCACTTGGCTCACCACGACTGGCGGCGAAGACGGAATGCCTCAGTATTTCGGCTTGGCCTCCAATCTTTTCCAGGGGTACAAGAACGCTCAGGAAGTCAAGACTCGCATCATGGTTCCTCACAAGGAAGCAAGCGATCTCGGCTTCGGTCAGGCTCTCAACCAGGATGGGTGTGCCCTGTACTCGGACTTTGATTGTCCAGTCAATACGGGCTACGCCCTCAACCTTGCACACATCAGCGTGTGCAGCCTGTTCCCCCAACTCCTGTGGATGGAAGGTCCAGACAAAGATCCTCGATCTCTGTGGTCCTACCTCTGGGGCGTCGGGTTCTACGGCAACGTCAAGTACCAGCCAAAGCACGTTGCCAAGCTGTTCAACTACGCCTGATCGATAGCGATCCGGCGAGTTTGGTTACGATTCACAAGAGTTTTCTGGAGACAAGACTATGAGTACGGTAACTGTGCTGCCCAAGCAGGGGCAGACCTTCTTCGGGGGAGAAGTCCCCTCGGCAACCGCCTTCGGGCAGACGGTTGCACTGGAAGGTACGGTCAAAGAATGGCCCGACAACATCACCGTGGCAGGGCAGGGGGCCGATGGCCGTCGATCCGGTCGCACTCGGCACTCGCTTCTGGTTCGCAACACGGCGACCGTCAAGCTCCTGCCAAAGCGGGTGGTCAAGTGGCAGAGCGGGTTTCGCGGACGGCGCGTAGACGGCTACTGCAATGTGTCTGACGAAGCGGTTGCCGGTGTGGTTGACGATGCAGTCGCCAGTGATGGCGTTGCAATCGGCGACCTTTTCTGGCTGTACCGCAGGGGTCCGACGATTGTGCGTACCGCATTGGATACGACCAACTCGCCAGTGGCCCTCGATGATATGCTGCTGGCAATTACCGCCGCAGCGAGTACATCGACCACGGCTGGTCGCGTCTATCCCTGGACGGGACTGACTTCCACTGTCACCCAAACCACGGACGGAACCCAGACTCGGCGCACGATCAACAGGATCGGGCGAGCTATGTCGGCGACCACCAGCGGCAATACCAACAGCGACCTCCTTGTCGATCTGATGCTTGACTGATGATCTAGGGTGTGCTGATAATCGTGAACCCTCCTCGGAAACGGGGAGGGTTTTTTATGAGAGGAATCTATGGCAATCGACGACAACAAACTCGATCATTGGTTCGGGCGAGTGGACCTTTCCGCTCTCACGGAAGATCAAAACAAAAAGATCGAACGCATCCGAGCGTCATGCAAACTTGCAGCCGAATCAATCCTGAGAAACACTGAAGGCTGTGCCGACCAGTCTTCGGCAATCCGCGAAGTGCGGAACGCCATGAGTACGGCAGTCAATCTAGTTATCCGGGGAAAGCAGTGAAGAACCAAACAGTTGATGTTCTGATTGCAGTTCTGACATACGGCGGAAACGGGGGCGTGGCAACATGCCTGCCCTCTCACGCGACTTGGATCGCCAAGAACTACGCCGCGATGAAAGCCGACAACCGAATCGGCAGGGTCAGAGTCAGGCAGTTCGGTGACATTCCCCTGTCGATGGAGAGAAACCGCATCGTCAAGATGGCCAAGCAGGATGGCTTTGACGTAATCCTGATGCTCGACTCTGACAACGTGCCCGATATGTACTTCGGTCACGATCCAAACGCCAAGCCATTTTGGTCAACGTCTTTCGATCTCCTGTACGAGCGACTGACCAAAGGACTTCCGACTGTGGTGTGTGCCCCCTACTGTGGCCCACCTCCCGACCCAGTTCGCGGGGGAGAGGAGAACGTCTACGTTTTCTATTTCTCCAACCCCGAAACCGGAAGCGTCACCCCGCGACTGGCACCGTACACAAGAGAACACGCTTGCCTGATGAAAGGCATTCAGCCCATCGGCGCTGGCCCGACTGGTGTGATTCTCTACTCGACCAGTGCATTTGATCTTATGCCAGTTCGCCAGAAGACTTCACGCCAAATCCTAGAGGACTACCGCAACGGAAGCGTTTCCCTGGAAAGGGCAGAGGAGCTTCTGAATCTGGAGTCGTGGTTTTTCTACGAGTACACCGACGCAGAGCAGACCCAGAAAGCCAGCACCGAGGATGTCACCAACACCCGCGAGATCCAGTTGGCAGGGATCATCAAGCATGGCCAGCCAGTTGTGTTCTGCAACTGGGACGCATGGGCTGGGCACTACAAGCCAAAGCTGGTTGGCCGTCCGTCGATCATCCCGATCGAGGCGATCAGCACCGTGTTTCGTGATGCTGTACGCAACAACATATCGGCTCACGACGAAGTGCAGATGCTCGACCTGTACGATCCAGAGATTGACGGCAGGGTTGACCAGGATATGGGCGAGGATATTTCAGATCAGGTTGCGTATCTACCCGAAGATCAGCCTGCATTTTCTGAAACCTACGAACTTCTGGACGAAGTTGTCCTGCAATACAAAAGGAAGTATTGCTCAGAAGACGACCCTTCCAAACTCAGGATGCTTGAAATCGCCTGCGATGACGGGATGCTGGTGAGTACGCTTGCCAAAAACCATGACGACATTGCGGTGTTCTCACTTCGCAACGGCACCACTCCTGCCAAGCTGATCGGCTCGGCGGTCAAGTCAATCGTTGTCAAGCAGGAGGATTTTGGAGCGTATGTCGCAAGCCTTCCTGACAAGGAGGCAGACATTCTCTTGCTCCACTCCCTGAAAGCACCACAAGATGTAACGTGCCACGCACTTTCGCTAATGCTCACGAAGGTTCGGCCCGGAGGGTGCATGATCGTTGACACTTCCATGTCCTCAGCGTTCGACGACTTAGCCGATCGAATCGATAGCGAGGAAGAAGTTGACACCTTTGAGGCGACAATCAATGCCGAAGGTAAAGCTGGGTTCCTTTGTATCGTCAAGCCATAAAGAACGGTGGTGCGCTGCCTGTTGCAAACTGAAGCCCATCGGGGAGTTCGACGACTCCCTGGATGGGCCTTGGGTTCAGTGTGTCGCGTGCAAGGAGACTGCCGCCAAGATGGAAGACGAAGCCAACGCCATCCGTCAAGAGAAGAAAGAGGCCGTCAATCTTTTGATGGATCTCGCCAACGCGAAAACCGCTCCCTCTCTAAATGAAACTCTTGGTGCGATCTGGGATAAGTTTGGCGGGGCCGAAGGGTTCGCCGACAAAATGAATCGGGTGATCGAGGACCAGCTTTCGAGGGACCGCATCCCGTACCAGACGGCGATGATTATGACGAACCTTCTGCGGCTTCAGCTACACGCAGAGCAGCACAAGGAAGCAGTTCGCGTCAACGATATGACGCAAGAGCAGATCGAAGCAGAGATCCAGCGAGAGAAACTGAAGTTCATGATCGAAGCCATGTCCGACCCAGACAAGGCAAAGATCATCCAGGGTATGCTCAAAGACAAGGGGCTGGAAGTATCTATCTCCAACACCTCTGTACCATCGGGAACCGTGATCGTTCACGAAGAAGAGGATATTCCCATCGAGGCCAGGGCATTGCTCTTGAACAAGATTCGCAGGGAGATTGAAGATGGCCAACCGCCTAAACGAACTGACGCTGGCTCTTGAGCAGAGGAAGCGGGAGTTCCTTTCAGTCTATCGGCCAAGTCCTCAGCAAGAAGAAGTTCATCGATCTCCATGCACTGAGCTTATCATCCGTGGTGGTAAGCGTTCAGGAAAGTCGGTCGCGGCGGCAGCGGTATTCGGATCTCGCGTTACCGGAACACCGATCATTGGCATTGACGGCAAGCCAATCGATTCACGCTGGCCGGTCGCATCGCACAAGCACCCTCGGATTTACTGGATCATCGGATGGGAGACTGACCATATCGGGCAAACCATTCACCGGCTTCTCTTTGAGCCAGGAATGGGGGGCCAGTTCCGTTGCATACGGGACGAAGTGACAGGGCAGTGGCGAACATACAATCGAGCAGACCCGAAGGACCAGGACCGATACAAGGAATCCCAGCTTACAGATCCAGTCATCCCGGAACGAATGATCGTCAAAGATTCCTGGGCCTGGGAGGACAAGAGGCAGAACATATTCTCTCAGGTGGAGCTTACCAACGGGGCGAGAATCTGTGCGTATCCTTCGAGCGCTCTGCATCCAAAGCAGGGGGATGCCATCAGCGGGATATGGATCGACGAAGACATCAGATACCCAAAGCACCTCAAGGAATGGCAAGACCGACTCACTGACGAAGAGGGTTGGTTCATTTGGTCGGTGTGGCCGCACAACCAGAACGATGCACTGGTGAAGTTGCTCGATCGTGCCGACGCTGCTGTCGAAGAGGACGAGCCTCAAATCAGATCCTTCCGTTTGGCCATGACCGAGAACCCGTTCATCACAGAGAAAGGGAAGCGGGAATCCCTTGGCCGAATGGATAGCGCCGACGAAATCGCAAGGCGAAACTACGGCGACCTAATGACCGACACCTATGCGATGTACTCGATCCATGTGGACTCGCATTTCATCCAGTCGAAAGACACGAAGACCGACAAGTTCACGCCGACATTCGCGAAGGTTTACGACCTATGGAAGACATCGGGCAAGTTTCCCAGAACGTGGACTAGATACCTTGCGATCGACCCATCGAATACCAGGACGGCGGTTTTAAGTTTCGTGATCCCTCCCCAAGAAGACGCTCGCGTCTACTACGGATCGATGGCCATTGTCGAATGGGAACTTGTAGTCAAGAAGTTCTCTGCCCGAATGCTTGCAGAGGAACTTGCTAGAAAGTGTTCTGGTGAAACATACGAGGCGTTCATCATGGACCAGATGGCGGGAAGAATGACAACAATCGGACGAGATGATACGACTTTTCAAGCGTATGAAAAAGAATTTAAGAAGGTGAAATTATATGCACGATCGTCGGGGCATGGATTTATCCCCGGTTGCAATGTTCCATCGCAACGCTACCGCATCGTTCGTGATATGCTTTCAATTCAACCGGACTCGCAATGCCCCATGCTGATTCTTGTCGAGAGTCAGTGCCCGGAAACTCGGAAAGAATTTACGACGTACCGGAAGAAAGTCATGGAGCAGGCAGACGGAGAGGTTATCCTAGATCAGCCGAGCAATCCCAGGACACATGACTGCATGGCCGCACTAGAATACGGCTGTGCTTACCTGTATCCCCTGATGATGCAAGGCGCAGCGTACATAGATCCGTCACTGAACCGCGCAAACGGAAGCGGTATTTACCAGAAGGCGATGGGAC